GTCAGATCCTTCGACACGGTATCGATCAGATCCTTCGCCGCGGAGGGGTCGACTTCGGTGAGGGCGTGGAAAAGCTCGTGTGGGACGGCTTCAGCATCCGCATTCAGCATAATCCGAACGAGTGGCTTAGCCGCGCCGGTCGGATCGATGGTCTCACCAATAGTGACTTTGAATCCGCGGGCATTCGCACCGGGGACTTCACGTTTGAAATTTGCTTCGTCGAGCGTATAGATTTCGACGCCTGAATCGCGGAACAACTCGCGAGTCCAATCAACTAGCTTTTGGCTACGACTATCCAGCGCAGACTTGGCAGCTTGATGGACGGCGTCGAGATTTGGTTCAGTGCCGTAGGTCGCGGATTCTGGCGCGGCCTGTTGATCAACGACCTTGAAAATACGAGCGGCGAGCGCGTTTTGTGCGCCTGCGCCTGCGGCCTTAACGACCGGACCGGCTCCGCGAGCGACTCCAGCGAGACCAGCACCGCCTAGAATGGCTCGCTCTTCCTCGGGACGTGCGCCTAGTTCGAATGGGATCGCCAGGAGACCGCCCTCGGCTACGCCTTTGAGGGCTTCGGAGCCAACACGACCGGCCAACGCGAGCGCGGCGGGAGCGGCGGCTTCGCCTGAGATGATCTTGCCAGCGCCAGTGATTGCGCGTCCGGCACCCTTTAGAACGGGACCGGCCAATCTCACCGCGGTTGCACCACCGAGAGCGGTGGGGACGGATGCCCCGAGGAGTGCCCCGAGTCCGCCACCGATTAAAACATTTCCGCCCGTGACCTTACGGACGCCAGCACCGACGACTTCGCCGGTCTTCTCAACTGCGCCACCAACCGCCTGAGTAGTTTTTCCTGCAATGCCAGAGACGACGTCTCGAGCCTGATTCAAAAGTCGGGCTGCGCGGATGGCCTGCTCGGGGTTCAACGCGGTTCCGATGATGCGGGTGCCGAGTTTTCCAGCGAACTTTCCGACGACGCCGATTGCACCGCCGAGAGGGATGAAATTGATGGGATCCGTGACCGCCGAGAGATCCTGAATTACTACGGGATCAACCGTGACGCCGGACTGCGCGAGCTCGTCCGCGGATGCGCCGATTGCTTGAGAGAGTGCGCCATTACCTTGACCGGCCTTGACGGCTTGGTCTGCGCCTGCGACATCGTCCAATAATCGAGTGCGCCATTGCTCGGGGGTGAGCTCGGCTTTTTTGCCCTGCTCGATTCCTGCGATATCCCGAATGGCTCGGCCTGAGCGACGGAGGAGATCAGAGGTGCCAGCGGTTGCGGCTTCCAATGACAGCGGAATCTCGGCTGCTTGACCCAGCGCCCGTTTGCCTTCGGCCTGCACGGCTCCGGGGATGCCCGTCGAAGCGGCTCCAAGCGCACGGGCGATGAGAGCAACAGGATTGAGGGTGAGAGCTTTCTCAGCGGTTGCGCCGACGCCCTTGGCGATTGCCTTCGCAACGACCGGGACGCCAGTGACGATTGCTTTGGCTTTGTCGAACGCCGTGGTGCCCTGGGTTTCTTTTTGCTTGTAGACTTCGGTGATCTTCGCGAGTAATGCGGGATCAGCGGAAGCAAAATCTTGGGTCTGTTGGAGGAGATTAACGGGAGAAAAATCTTTGTCTGCCACGAGCTCTTCGATCGAACGATTACGGGCGGCATCGAGCTGAGCAGTTCCGGCGACGTCGTCGACAGTGAATAGCGGGGCAGATTGAGCGGGGGTCTCGGCGGTGATTTCAGTGGCCTCGAAGAGCGGAGTAGCTTCGGGCAAAGGCAAAGGGGCAACGGTCGTCGGTGTTGAAACCGGCGTCCGAACGATCGAATCAGTAATTTCCGTGGCGTCGAAAAGGGGCATTATTCAATATCAGTCGGGTTACCATTGGTGTCAAGAGCTTTGATTTTAACGGACTGACCGCGCCGGAAGATTCGACCATCGGCGGTTGTAATGTCACGGGGGACGGTGATGATCTGACCGATCGTCAGAGTGGGACGGGATCCAGCGGCGGGAGCGGGAGCGGCAGTCGTGCCACCGGGGGAAAGGAGGTTGAGCTCATTCGGCGTGAAGACCGCTTGCCGGGAGATTCCAGAAAGGTCAGCCGCATTGGCGTGACGGGTCAAGGCATCGAGAGCGGAGCTCTTCGAGGCGGTGAAAATCGTGTCGATCGAATTGAAAATGTTCTGGCGCGTGTTCGGATCGATGATCTTGTTCTTGTCCTGCCAAATGCCGCGCACCTTGTTATAGGCGGCGGTGATCGCGGGAACTGTCGAGTTGGCGAGCTTCAATTCGCCCTCTCGGACGACTGAAGTAGGATCCAAAATCTTGACGTAGGAATAGAGCAACGAGAGATCATCGACGTTGTTCGGATTGGGATTGGCGCGGAGCTGTTGGACCTTGTCGAACGCGCCCTGCTCCTCACGATACTTTTTGATCGCAGGATCCATGATGACGTCCTGCTGAATCTTCTGAAGACCTGCGGCAGTCTTAGCCGGACCTTCGGCGGCAGCTTTTGCTCGGGCTTCGAGAACGCCGGGTAGCGCCTTGATCTGTGCGCCCTGAGCTGCGGCGGTAATCTCAAATTCTTGTATGCGACGAGCGAGCTCCTGATTGTAGGCGGGCGTTCCCTTCTCGAGAATCTCGGTCGGGTTCGCATTCTGCTGGACGTAAAGGGCGTATTGATTACGCGTGCCTTCGTTGTCGTTCTGAAGTTCCGGCGCGGCGTAGGTCGTAGTCAACCACTCCTCAAAAGGGAGCGGCTTCGTTTTGATCGCGGACGGCACTTCCAAAATCTCAGGCGCTTCGCCGAAATACTGGGTCGCCTTCGTGATCAAATTGTTCTGGTAGTCTGATCGGAGCTGACCTTCTCGGGTTGCGGGATTCTGGCGAGCCTCTTCAGCCTGGGCCTGGGGAATGGTTGCGCGGGCGGCGGCACCTTGCGCGGCGAGCTGCGAGGCTTGCACATCTTGAGCGATGGCTTGATTCTGAATCTGCGCGGGGAGGAGTTCGGCCTGACCGGCGATCTGACGTTGTTGCAAATCCTGCGCGTTCAGTCCGGTCTGAAGAGCCGCGCCTTGGGCGATGCTTGAAGCGGTGCGTTTATTGATGTCGTCAACGGTGATGAAACCCTGACGAAATGCTTCCATGAAATCAGTGATGGGCGCGACTTGCGAGCGGGGGGCAATGTTTTGGAGCGGTCCGAGTTGGAGTCCGCCTGATCGGTCTGAGGAAATTCCTGCCATAAAATCTTAAATCCCGTAGAGGAAACGTTGATTAATCAATGATCCGGGGTCGCCCGCATAGCCATAAGGAACTGCCCCCGGTGATCCGCCGTAGTAAGGATTCGAGATAGCGGATGATGGGATGCTGCTGAAAGCTCCACCGGCACTTGCCGCGCCCAATGCGCCCGTCAATGCCCCCGCCCCGGCTCCGATGAGCTGGGAAGTGAATTGACCTTGCGCTTGCGCCTGCTGAGACTTGATGTCGGCCTTCTTTTGCGTCAGAGCGTTCTGCGCCTGCACGCGTGCGATCTGAAGGTTGGCAATCTGATCGCCGCCTAGACCGAATTCGGGGAGGTTTTGATCCGCCGTGGCGAATTGACCGGCTGCCGTGGCAGCTCGAACCGTTTCGACTTTGGGGAAAATGTTCGCGAGGATGTTAGTCCGGGCGTCCGTAATCGCCTGCGCCTGACCGACGAGATTCGCTGCGGCCTGTTCGCGATTTCGTTGTAGCGCCAGTCCAGCGGAGCCGAGAGCCTGGGCAACTGGTCCGCCGATCGAACGTTGATCAATTGCGAGTCCGGTGGCTGCGCCACGGCTGACGCCTGCGCGAACGAGCTCGTTCTGAAATTCTGGGGGGAGCGTAGCCCCGAGATTGAGTTCTTCTTGGGCTCGGCTGATCAATTGATCTTTGAGCGCCTCGAGTCGGGGATCCGCAACGGCGTTTTCTTTGAAAAGTAAGTCGGATGCTTTTCGGATTCGATCGTCCTGGGCAACTGCAACAAGACCCTCTTTGCCAAGCTGTCGTAGCTTCGCCAACTCGGGATCGATTTCCTGTTGGAGAGCGACCCGGCCTTTGGCTCGTTCTGCATCCGCCTCTTGTGCTAACTTATTGACTTTTTCGGGATTGAGCAAACCGAATGCGGAGTTCTGCTCCTTTAAAGCTTTCTTCTGAGCGGCGGCGGCTTTGCTCGCTGCGCTCTTCTGTGCTACGGCTCCTGCGCCAGCGGCTAACGCTGTGACACCCGCCGTGATTGCTAAGACTGTTGCGACACCCATATTAGATTTCCTTTGCGTAACTCTGTTCTATAACCGAGTAGCCCCTGCGGGCATATAGCTTTTCCAAACTGCTCGCGCCTTCACCGGCTAGATGAACCATGACAATGCGCTTGCATTTCCTGTCCTGAGCCTCGGCCTCAAAGGCATTCAAAAGCACCAGTGCGGCTCGTCCCCTCGCGTGAGGATGCACAAACCAAAATTGTTCCATTGCGGTCATCGTTCCATTGAACGGATCGGCCACAAACACGCAGCCGAGACAGCCCGCGATTTCCTTCGTGGCTTCATCTCGAACCACAAAGATCCGTCCGAGGTTCGCCGCGATCATCGCTCGCCAGTTCGACGAGAAGACATCAATATCGAATCCGCCAGGATATTTGGCCCAAGCCGTAAAGTCTCTGCCGATCCGGTTGAGCTGCCATAGCAGATCCGATGCCAATGATTCGACTTTCATACTTTAAAGAACGAAACCCAAATTAACCGTCCGTCTTGCGGCGTGGAACCAAAGGCTTCAAAAGGCCAGCGCGAATGAAAATTCTTTGTCGGGTAGATGATGATCCGGTTGAACTTCATCTCCGCGAGTCCGATTTGCTCCCAAGCGTCGGGCCGATTCCAGCTTGAGGAGATCTGCTCCCAAACGCGAGACGGCTTCTTGCCCACCTTCCGAACTTCCTGTTCAGTCGGCAGCGCGGTGTAACCCGTCTGCTTGTGCCGCCACATCGCCGTGCCGCCTTTGCAATCTTCCGGCTTGCACATGTAGAGGACCGCCGCATATTCGCTATACCCGCCGTCCGAGTGAATCGCATTATTTGGCGGTTCGCCCACGTAGTTCAAACGGACCAAACTGTAGTCTTGAACGACTGGTTTGCCGACCGCTTTTTCCAGCAAACTATTGAATTCTTGGGGATTGCGAACGTTGATGCGTTTATACATCTCGCCGTCCGGCCCCCTCATATCGTAGAACTCTAGCTCCGTGAACGTCTTACGAATCGAATCTGGATCCGGTAGAAAGTCATCAACAATCAGAAATGGTTGCGCCACAAGGATAGATAAGCCAAAACTTATCCTTTTTGCAAGGCCCAAAGGAAAACAGTCGGCTGCATGTTCGGATGCGCGGCAGCGATTCCACCCAGCGTGGGGGCCGAGGAGACCGTCAATTGACGACTCGTGACGAGCATCGTCCCTGCCGCAGTGGCGGGCAGGACTCCAGTCTGTGTGCCGTTAGATCCGCCGTCTCCGAGGATCAAAGCATGGTTTGGTGGCGGCGGCGTCGGAGCCGTGAGGGTCGTTCCGTCGTCAACTCGGTGCAGGAAAATGTTATTGTCGGAGTTCAACAGGGTCAATGCGCCGATCAAGTGCGAGTGTTGAACCATTTGAGCATCGGACAAAATATGGGTCTCTGTGCCCGTGACTGCGCCCTGCGCCCATTGAGTGCGGCCCGTGTCGACGGGGAACGAACTGACCGGCGAAGCGCCGGGGTCGATTGCGGCTACCCCGAGGATGGCTGCACTCCAGGATTGATTGGTATCTCCAAGATAGGTCCAGCCGGGGTTGACCGTTAGAGCCTCGAGGAGCGCGGGGGTCGTGACGAACTTGACGTCGCCAGGAGATCCCGAGACGGTGCGCCATGCACCACGTTCCCAATGAATGAGAACATTGATATCAGTATCGAAAAACTTTTCCAGGTCCACGGGGCTCGTGGGTCGAGCGGTCGTCGGTCCTGAAGGATCAACATTTCCACCCGGACGCCACACGTTACCATCGGAGAAATACCATCCGATGACGCGGTTATTGACTGTCCGAAGCCAGATGCGAGGGTCAGATGCGGCAACGGGCTGATCGGGCTCTGTTTCGCTGACGATAAAAAGGGAAACGATCGAATCCGAAATGTCCAGCGGAACGTAACGTCCGAGACTCTCGCTGAATACATACCACTTGGTTCCGTCCTTGAGCCACGGTCCTTGATTGGTGCTGGGTTCAGCGCCACCGACAACGAAGAACTGCGTTCCTACTGGCGACTGAATCGAGAGGCGCTCGATCATAGCCTCGAACAGATCTTGAGGCGTGCCGTTGAAATCAGCCGGGAGCGGGGACGCAACCGGAATCAAATTGGTTTGAAATAGCTGGGGCATATTAGATAGTGAAAGAGACTAGGTTAGACGCTTCCGTCTCACCGAAGTTGGGCTCGATGCCCGTGACTTTGTAGAAGTAAGTGTGACCAGGAGTGGGAGACTCCGAATAGAAAAGATCCACGACACCCGAAGCCTGGAGAGTGAACAAGCCATTCGCCGCGGTCGATCGATAGACGACGTAAGCAAAGGCTGTGGGGACTTCAGTCCAGCTCAAATGAACTGTGGTTCCACCAGTGACGTTACCTGATAGGACTGGACCGGCTAGGCGAAATGTGGGCTCTGTGTCTAGGATAGATGAATCAATGGACCCCGATCCAGACTGTATTTCGGGCTGGACGCAGATCATCGGAGACCGATACTCGATCCATAATGCCCGACGCGTAATGGCCCGCAAGGGATCCCAGCGCATTAGATTGCGCCTCCGACGCTAACAATGAGGGGCAGGACGCGCTCTAGTTGAACTGAGGCGCGGCGAGTAGCAATCTGCATGGCTACTTTATCGGCGTCATGCTGAGAGATCACGCTCTCTGCTTCACCAACCCCGATTTCCGTGATGCCGCTCTGAGTAACTGCCGCGGTTCGATTGGAAGTGTAGACTGTGGTGTTTACCCCATCGTTATCACTTTGATCGAACTGCGCAAGCGCGTCCTGAAAAGTATTGGACTCACTGGCAGCGCCATCGAATCGAACGAAGTTTTCTTCGGTCTCATCCTCCTCGCAGCGACCCGTGTCGTCTAGGTTCTCCGGGAACTCCATGTAGCCTATGAATCCGCGCACTGCGCCAGGACCGGAACATACGATTAAAATTTGGAAGCTATCATCGATATTTTCCATCATCGCTAACTCTACATCGCAGGAGCTAAGGGTCTGATCCGTGAGATCCGCCCAAACTTCTTGCGTCCGTAGATGACGAGACTGATGCTTGAGGGCGAAGATATTGGTATTCGCGGTGATCAACTCGCCCGAGCGTAGGCTTCCGCGAGCCGCGCGAATCTGTTTCGTTGATGCCCGCTTATATTTTCCGCGATGGGCACCGGCCCAAAAGATAGCGATGTCGATGTCCCCTAAAAGTTCACTGACGAAAACGTCGGCGTATCGGAAGGTCTTGAACTTGCCTGCGAGCGTGCCATTGATTCCACGGGTCTCTACATACCAAGTAATCGAACATCCGTCGTCAAGGCGGTCAGCCGTGAAGGCTTCCCACAGTCGGTTCACTCCGTCGAAGTCTGCTGAGACGTAGAAGATCCGGTTAGCATTGTTGAACGTGTCAGTGACCCATTCAACGGGGCGCGTGCCGGTCCAGAAGCTATTCCACGTCGGGCGCGGAGGCGAGGACGGCAAAGCCGTGTTATCTAGGCACCACGTATGACGATTGAATCGATCCACATACGGAACACTGACCAGAAGATAGTTCTCGAAAGTCGCACAGGCAACACCCGTCAAGTCGTCACTGAGTCGCGCCTTGCTGTCTTGCATCGGTTCATCGATGTAGGGCAATGCCGAAGTAATAAAGCTCTGCTGGGCCGAGTCGAGAGACGTCAGACCGAATCGAGACATCCAATACAGATACCCATAATGTGGGATGATCGAACGTTGAGATACACAGCCGACGTTGGGAAAAATCTCCTTCTGGAAATCCGGTGTGCTCGTCCAGAGGGTCCGGTCTCGGACACCCGCTTGAAGGAAGCTAGTGGATTCGGCGGTATAGACGAATAGCAGCGGAGCATCCTTTGAAGGACTCCTTGCCATTGCAGTAACCTCAGAAGTAAAAATGAATGATCCCGTCCCGGAGATATAGGTATTCTCAGTGAAGCGAACTGGGTTGCCGATGTCGCTAGCGAATACCGCGGAGCCGCGGGCCACCCATAGGCGATCTCCTACCCAGGCCATAGGTCCACCCAGGGGGATGAACGTTGGTCCGCGAACATGAACTGCATTGGTTCCATCGTAGACCGCGGGAGCCGTGAAGCCCCCGTCTTGGATGATCATTAAATTGCGGGGATCAATGAAGGTCAAGGATCCGTCAGGATTCAGCTCGAGGGATTGTTCGACCTGTTGGAAGTAGAGCTGCCGGACATTCGGATTAAACGCGATTCCAGTGAGCTGTGTAAACGTGCGGAAGGGAAACTCGGTCTTGTAGACGAGCCCGGCCACCGCGAAAAGCATGATCTTAGCACCCAACTTCGGGGTGAAGACTCGCAAGCCTTGAATCTCGCCATCGGGGAATGCGAACATACATCGATAGCCAGGACGGCATTGGGCGATTCCGCCGCGAACGACGACATTCATACCGCGGGCAAATACGCCGGGAGGCAACTGTGAAGGATCGATCGAGGAGTTTTGCCCCCCTAGAAACGTTCCGTCTCCGTCTTGAATTTTATCCTTAGCCATTAGTCGATCCAGTTATCAATACCCCGGAGCTTGATGCTTGCGCGGTCGTTCACTTGAATCGGGTTGCCAGAAGGACAATCCAAGGTAGCTTCTTTCTCCGTCAAAAGACGTGTGGCCTGCGCCTCGAATTGGAGCGCGTCGCCGAGAGCAGCTTCCCGATATTTCTGAACAGCGTGCATCGCCAGAATCAATGCCGGACGCGAATGGAGGAAGATGCGATCATTCAGCGAACGTAATTCGTAGGTCGCTTTTCTGTATGCAATCCTGACCCAATCGCATTTCGGCGCGATTTTAATTCGTCGGTAGAGCGGGATGGTTTCATCGGGTTCAAACACTCCGAGGAGCGTGCCCGTGAAGGTGGAGTTATCGAATGACGACAACCGGACATTTGCAACGGTGACATCCTTGACGATCGCCGTGATGCGGGCGATGTCCGGGGCTTCTGCGTCGGGGAGTGCGTATCCGAAGATCGTGGGGACGAAGTATCCATCGACCCAAGCGCCGTTACGAAAGGTTCGAAGCGGTCGATTCTGAGAATCATATCCGAACACTCGAATGGATTTGCCCGCGTCTTCGGGGCTGTCCAAGAAAGCGATTAATTTGCCGGGACATTTGATGTCACGGTATGTCGGAAATCGGCCCGTGTTGAACCATGAAAAGTCACAGGTCTTGGTGAAGTCGCCGGGGCCGTTAAGATGGAAGGAGAAAAGCTCGTCGTGTCCGAGGGCCGGATGTCCGCCGATGTTCACGGCGATGACCGTCTCGACTTCGCGTGGGAGAGTGATGCATCCGCCGTCAACGCAAATGTCGACGAATCCAAATAGGGGGTCGATCTCGCCTTTGTTGGCTAGGAGTTCGACTGCGTCCGTGATCCATCGCAGAAGTTTCTTCTCGACACAATGTCCGAAAATAATCTTCGCTTCATCGAAAATTGATTCGACGAGGAACACTTAATATCCCTTGCCTTTGGAGGGCTTCTTGTCGGCCTCTTCCTTGAGCCGGTCGAGGGCGCAATCAGTGCATTCCTCGTCGCCTTCGTCTTCGCTTTTGCCGACTACGGACTTGATTTCCTTGATGTCCAAAGTCACCATCTGACGGGTCTTGCCGTCTTTGTCCGTAGAATCCGTTTGGCTCGACTTATCAAAAGTAACGACCATCGTGCCGCTTTTAGGCAAATCGTAGTCCGAGTCCCATTCGAGATAAATCGAGGGGTAGTGTTTTTCGCCCTCCGTTTGGGGCGCGGCTTCGATGGACATGGAGCTAATGTCCATGCTTCGGCCTAAGTCGATTGGATATTCTGGCATATAAGTAAGAAGCGGGTTTCCCCGCGTTTGTCAAGGTTAGAACGGATGCTCACCAAAGCTGGCGACTACGTCGGTTTCAAGTGGCCCGAAGCAAGTCAAAGATAAAGTAGCGACTCGGTTGGAATTAAAAATGGGCGGAATGGCATTGACCCATTTCCATCCTACCGGGAAAGTCATCAAATGATCCCCAGTAATCGTGATCGAAAGGATACGGACCAGCATGAATCGAGTCGCCGCTTTATTCGTAGTCGAAAAAGTCGTGTTACCGGCATCGAAGACCCAGGTTCGATAATGATCCAATGAGAAATCAATTGAAAAGGCCGCGCCTGAGATCGTTTGAGTCAAATGAGTATCCGCGGGACCGCCTGGACCCATCGGGCCGCGAGCGCCTGCCGAACCGGTGGGACCATCTGGGCCGGGAGATCCAGCGGGTCCGGTAGCTCCCTGTGGTCCGGGGGCTGCGAGTCCGCCAGGGCCGGGGAGTCCGGGTAATCCAACGCCTCCAGGCATCGTGAAGATGTCTCGAGGATTAATTCGATTCGTCTCGAAGCCAGATCCAACGATAACCGAGATCGGAGTGAATCCACTGATCCCGCGGTCGTCGGTCTTCGGAATGTTTGTCCACTTTTCGATCATGTGAAATTCCAGCCCCACTTAGGGCGAAAGTAATGTTGAGCTAAGTCCAAAACTTGTGCGCTTGAGAGAGCGGACGTCCAAAGACAAATCTCACCCAACCGGCCAACCAAATTGAATCCAGCGGCGACGTTGCCAGAAATACGATTGATCGTGAATGCGGCGGCTGCATGTCCCGCGGTTCCGTAGGTCAATTTACCTTCATAGAAATCATAAGTGCGAGTTCCCGCCGCTACTGTTCCGCTGTGAATTAGAACTCGAAGATCCGTTTGAATACGCGTGGCTCCTGCCGAACTGACGGCTTCCGCCCCGGCGTCTTGAAAAATAGACATCTGGTCTCCACCGGCTCGATTATTACGAAGCTGAGTGTTGCCCCCATTTCCTAGAACGAATGCGTCGGTGACCGCGTTGTTCGCTGCATAAACATACGCCAGAGAGAAATTGGACGCGGCAGGAATCGTCTGAGTCAACGCCATGTTCAAGAAATCTCCACCATCAAAACTTATTGCCGGAAACCGATTAAATTGATTTGTTCGATATGTTGGTCGAGCCGCTGCAACGGCTTGACTAGCGGTGAATCCATTCCCGCTGGAATCAATCCATTCAGTTCCGGCTGCACCGACCGGAGTGAGATCTGGCGTGGACGTAGGAAAAGAATCCGATTTAAACCAGAAAGCCATCGTCCCAAAATCAGTCGGGGCTCGTTTAACCCGGCGATCCATCCAAGCTGCGTCGTGAAGTCCAAGAGTTCTCATGGGGTTTCAACGAAAGTTGCGATGACATCAGTCTGTGCGGTTCCAAAACAAGTCAATGTAAGGATACCCGATTTATTCGCTCGGAGGAATGTAGGGACGATCTGCAACCAAACCCAGGATTCGGCGAATGTTAGATTTCGCTGAACAGTATCCCCGATAACTATGAGCGCCACCGATCGAGCCGCAGTTCGGTTAGAACTCGTGACCGTGAGATCTCCGGTAATCGTGATCGATTTAAAATTGTCACCCGTAAGATCCAATGTGATCGGAGTCGTGTAGACGATATTTGAATACGCATCTTGCCCCGCGGGACCGGCAGGACCAACCACTCCAGGTGCGCCCGCGGGACCGGGATTTCCATCTGGACCTTGCGGACCTTGCGGACCCTGTGGCCCCTGGATTCCGGCTTCTCCTTGCGGCCCCTGCGGACCTTGCGGCCCCTGGATGCCGAGAGCGGACTTGAGAACACGGGCAGTCGTATCAACACCCGGAGATACTTCGAACTCGAGCAAAAGAAATCCGTCAACATTATCCGGTGCGTCCGGGTATTCGCTAATTTTAGACATTGTTATCTTTTATGTTGTCGAAGATCGAATCTCCGTTCGAGAGATTGATCGGAAGCCCGGTTTCATCCTCAAGAACATTGTTCCCAGGGTTTGAAAACTTAATCGCCGGGAGAGTCCGATGATACTTATGAAGCTCCTTTGTTCCGCCTGGGCGGGGACAACAATCACTGGCGAGTTCGCCAGGGATGTCTCGAATGAGGGGGAGCGGATGCATCAGGTGAGCTTGATGTAGGAAATTTTTGTGTCGGCAAATGTGATCGTGCCGCGGGCAGCCGTATCATTCACGGCGTAGATTTGAACCGTGGTTGGCACTACACTGGGAGTGAAGATGGAGGTAAGCACTACTTGGAGTTTTCGTCCATCGTCCAAACGTTGTTGGACTGTCGTATTTGCGATATCTACTGCTCCAGTTCCATTGAATAATTTGAACCGATAAACATCCGCAGCGCCCGCACCAGCCGTGTCGATCCCGATGTAGGTGATGATGAAATAAATTCCTGCGGTGGGCAGAACTACCTCGGCATCCGTAGCGCCAAAATCTACTCGACCAAAAGTGTTTGTCAGGGGGTAATCCGTAGCGCCACCAACTACCTCGCTATTTGAGTTCGTCGCGACAGCGCCGGGGGGTCCGGTTGCGCCCGTGGGTCCGGTTGCGCCCGTGGGTCCGGGGACTCCCTGTAATCCGGTATCGCCCTTGGGTCCGGTTGCGCCGGTAGCTCCCGTAATCGATAGGCCCCGAGGGCCGGTGGGGAGGACGAGCGTGCCGGGGAGCGCGGAGCCTGCCGGTGCATTGATCAATCGAATAAGGGATGCGAAGACCGTGGTGTTATTGAAAACTCCGGTTACCTCGAACCAACCAATCGTATTGATGAAAATCGTCTGACCAACGCTGATAACCGGCGTCGGAATGATCGTGAACTGAACATTGGGGAAGGCTTCGCTGGGGGTAACAAAGGCCGACGTCATAACCGCGTAGGCATTTTTTCCATCCGTCCCATCTGCGCCAGTATCACCTTGCGGGCCGATCAAACCGTTAATGCCCTCTTCGAATAGTCGAAGGAAATAACAGGCCAATCCCTCATCGACAGCTCGGGGATTGTTGGGCAATCCAACATCAAGATTACAAGGAAGGTTCCAAGTGACTACTCCGTTGATCTCGGTTTTAGTCACGACTCCAAAGAATGAGCGAACAAAATTATCTAGGGCGCTGGGAAGCGTCTCGCAATCCGCTTGGTTGGGCGGGCACGTCGCGCAAGGAGAGCAGCAGCCAGTGTTGTTATTCGTGGCGCTTGTTCCGTTGTTACAGTTACAGCTCATATTACTTTCGGAGTTCGTCGATTGCCTGTCGGACTGTGTCGTCCTGATTTTCTTTGTGAGCCGAGTTAAAAAGATCCTCGACCTTGGCTCGTAGAGAATCCGACATTTCCGGGACTTCCGACTTCAGCCAACCTTTAAATTTTTCGCCGCCAGCTACGAGCTGCGACACGGCTTTTGCCGCTACTTTGCCACCTGTGGCAATCGCATTCAATCCCAGCGCAATCGGCGGGTTCGAGAGCGAATACATTTTCAGAAACGTCCAAAGGACGCCGAGAATAATAAGGCCAACGAAGCTTAGGAGGGCAACGCCACCTAGCCAAACAAAATACGGGATCTGGAGAAATCCAGTTCCTTCGATTTTCTTTCCAGCATTCTTGTCGTTGTCCTCTTTGAAATCATCAAGACGTTGATTCAATTTCGCGAGTGCGGTATCCAGTCGGCGTGATAGTTCGAGCGACGTTTGATCTACGGGCGCAGAATTAAGCGGCGGACCTAGACTTCTGGAAATTGATTCCGCCAGCAGGTTCACTTCTTTCGCAGGCTCAACTACGAGAGGACTCGAGTTCTCATCAACTGCGGCAATCACGACTTCTCGGGACTTCGTAGCTGCGCGTTGAGCGGCCTGCCGTTGAGTCTCGTTCTCTGAAGCCTTGGCAACGGGGAAAGGACGAACGCGATCCTGGCCCAACTCGACACGCTTAGGAATAAGCGAGCAGCCGGTGAACGAGATGGCGAGTAATGCTAAGGCGAGCAATCTCACAGTTTTTTTGCGATCCTTTTGATCTTCCGTTTATAGTTTCCTCCGGTGTTCTTCCACCGTTTATACACGTAGAGGAAGGTGAACACCGCGATTCCTGCCTGTCCTAGAAGCAACAGACATTTGAGGCCGGTCTCGGCATTCTGCAAAAAGGAATTGGCTGCGGGCAGTCCGACTGCAAACATCCCCAACGCGGTTACTCGTAGATCGTCCAGATTCATTACGAAAGCCTGACGTATGAGATTGAAGTCAAGGTGCTGGTTACAGTGCCGCGAGCTGCCGTGGCGTTGAATCCAAAAAGCTGGATTGTCTTCGTGATCGTGATTGTAACCGTTTGCTGTAAATCGATTATACCTTTTCCAGCCGCAGTGGAGATCGTGGTCTGTTGTTCAGGTCCTACATCCGTAGCATCCGTGCTGTTTCGAAACTTCGCTCGATAATCATCACCAGCCGTTGCTCCTGCAACGAATTGAACCGTAGCTATCAGAAGATAGGTGCCAGCCGTGGGGAGAACAATTTCAGCATCGGTTGTTCCGAAATCAATTCGAGCTGTTGCATTTGTAAGCGTATAATTGGTTCCCGATCCGGTGACTGTTGAAGACCGGTTATGAACTCGATTTGTTTGTCCTGCGCCTTCGCTTGCGCCACTGGTTCTATATTGCCATTCACCTGCAAGCGACCACATAGAAATAGCAGTCGTCGGGTTGGCTGTAGCAGCGACTCCATCTCCAATTACGATTCCGCGCATCAGGCCCGTGGGCTCAACTGTAGAGACAGTGTTGATAATCAGGTTGGTGCTAGATGTAAAGATCGCCATCGTCGCAGTCGTCTCACTTTGAACTGATAGTTCATTCCTTGCTCCCATCGCAGTAAGACGCCAGGAAAAAGGAACCGTCGTGGTGCTGCGTAGAATCAACGTGGCATTTCCGCCTGTTCCAGAACCTCCACCCGTATTAAAGGCGTTGTTGACGAATACTAAAGTGTTCGCGAGTGCATCTTGAATGGTGGCTTGAACAGTGCCGACAGGAGAAGTCCCGAGACCAACTGCACCATCGGTCGTGAGCTCATTACAATGGAAATTTCCGTATGCCGAATCATCCGCGAGTCGGACCTGAAGCTCGGCTCCAGTGTTCTTGAGGGCGGGAAAAGCTGCGGTAGATCCGCCGAATCGGAGAAGATTTCCGCTGGCGATCGTGGCGAGTAAACTGGAAATAGTAGCCGTAGTCGAATTTAAATTCGGGGCTGTTAAATTGGTGATGTTTCCGTTTACAGCCGTGAGGTTGGTAAACGTTCCGTTTGTCGCCGTGACGTTAGCAAACGTTCCATCTCCAGTTCCGCCAGTCGCGGCAGCGGCTGCTGCGGCAATCTTGCGGAGTAAATCATTGGCAGTATCGCCTTGCGCTGCGCCAGCGTTGAGCGATTGTGCGATCTTGAATAGGAGAACATTATCCGTGTCTCCGAGTCGCGGGGCAGTGCTTCGATAGCTCATAAAATATCTGAAAAAGAAAGCCGGACCACGTTTTGTGACGTGATCCGGCTCATGTTACAATTGAACCGGCTGTCCTAGCTTACACGCAATCAGGCGGGCAAGGCGGGCAGGACTCGGGGCACACGCCGAGGGTGGTGAACGTATCGCCACCGGTGAAGCTAGAGCCCGTGGGCACTTCGCAATCCTGCAATCCGAGATCCGACTGGCAGCGCCGATACAGGATCGGGACTACGAACTGAGGACGCACGGGCTGATAGGCACGCGTGATCTGATACTGATGCTGACCGAAGTCGCCGAAGCGATTACAGTCGTTGTCGATCTGGTAATGCCAGTCGAGCTCGCCCATGTGGAACTGAGGAGCGAATTTGAATGAACCTTCGCCGGTATATCGTTCCGGCACGAGCCGCTTGAACGAGGACGAGGCGAACAGGAATCCAACTTCGTAGGGAGCGGTGAGCCAAGCCGGATTGGCCTTAGCATACGCCGTGTTCTTACAAACGTTGGTGATGATCGTCAACGGATCAACGAGATTCAGCAAACCAGCGGGGGTGAACCCAGTGGCGCGGAGGGGACGCTGATCAACACCGAATCCGATACCGCGGTAGGCACCGGCACATTCAAACGAATAACCGCGGAGGGCTTTTTCGCCGAACTGGAACGAACCATTCACGAACGAGAGCAAAACGTCTTTGACGTCGGCTTCGGCGCGGAAGGACTCGATGATGTCGCTGGATCCAATGAATCGGAAGGAAACGTCACCAACGTTGGGACATGAACCGCTCGACGGTTGACCATTGAAACCTTCGGCGAAGAGAACTTCCTTCAGGTAACGGGCAATGACGTGGAGAGCTTTGAAACTCATCGGGCCGGTAGGCAACAGGGGGGCGAACTTGACACCGATGTCAGTTTCGTTACCACCAGTGAACAGCGAATCAAAATCATAACCGGCGACGGCAGTGAATTTGGACGCGGATCGCAGATACAACTGAGCGCGGGTATCCGCATTCAAATACTGGGTGACGAGCTTTCGCAAGCTGTCTTCAGCAGTCGTGTAGGACGACTTGTATGCGGCATAGCCTTTCTTCACACAGACTCGGGGACCGAGACCGCGTTTGGATTCGAGCCGAGCAACGAAATCAATCGTGTCGGTCAAGTCTTGCAGACCTGAAGTTCCGCAGAGTTCCGTATCGCAAACGAACGTCGGGATAGCGAGGCTATCTCCGGGAGCGGCTTGCATCTGAACGGGGGTGCGGATCTCGTCGGACATACCGGACGGAAAAGTTCCGCCTTCGATGACGTTGAGATAGGGGGCATTGGCGGCGAGCGCCTTTGCGATGGAACCGACGAGACGAGACGTATCTTTGCTCGAAATGTCGGACAGTGTGGACGGGGCTACACAATCAGCCATAAAATTACTTCCAAGGGTGGACGCGAACGTGATTGTTCGAATCCGAGTTAACGGTGGTTTATTCCTACCGGTGGCAGGAAAGCTTAACTATTTCGTGGCGAGCCATCTCCGCGAACATATTAGGCTCCGTCTTCTCTTGACCGGGGAGGAGGGGATTTTAGGTCAATTTGAGATAAGCCACGAATTTCTGATTTGTCAAGGGATGAAACGTGCGCGGACGTGGTCGACAACCGATCCGTCCTTAACTCCGTGCAGCAAAACTACATTCTCATTGACCAGACCATCAAAAGTTTCCTTGGGAAGCGTCTGCATATTCCACCACGAACGCATTGCCGGACAGTCCGCCCAGCCCCATTGTCTGAAGCTTTTGGCTAGGTAGTAGTCCCAACCGACGTTCGGAGGGCAACCGCCGACTTCTCGAGACACCCATTTTAAGAACTTGACGTCCCCGCTGAACATGCCATTTCCATTGATGTGCGGGCCGGGGGCGGGCTGATAGGATCCGACGACTTTCCTGTTGGCCTTGTCCCAAGCCTCAGAGAGGCGGGATATCCAATGCGGGACGAGCGGGACACAGTCCGACTCAAATGTCAGGACGGCTTTGTAGGCGGGGCATTTCTTGGCTATGACGTGTCCGTAGAGCCAATCCATTGTCCCGAACCAAAGCTCGTTGCAGCCAAAGGGCCACATTTCACCGCGGCGATGGTTCTTATAGTGGAAGGTGTTGAACTTCTTGGAGACATATTTGACCGTGTCCATGTCCTGCGTCGTGTCGTTGCGGGAGATGAAAAGGAAGTCTGCCTTGTCGGACTTGACGGCTTCCAGGTCCGCAATGAGGCGGGCGACATTGGAGGCTTTGGCTTTGTCCCCATGATAAAACTGGAGGGCGAGTAAGATTTTGTTGCTCATGTCATCGAATGGGATAAACCGCGCTGCCGACATGCCCGCAGAGGAGCCCTATGTCGACGTGAGGTTGATGACCGGCCTGGGTGGCGCGGACGCAGCATTGAACGTCTTCGCCCATGCCGAGGGAGGAGTGGACGTTGGATCGAGCCTGGGCCTTGCGAAGGAGCTCTTGGATTTTGGAGAGCCGGACTTCAACGGTCAGAGATTCATCAACGGCGATTTCCTGAGATTGTTCTGTAGCCTTCGAAAGATCATGCTCACTGCTGGTGAAATACTGACCAACATTGTTGTTCCGTTCACGGGAGAGGTTGGGGAATATTTTTTCGATGTCGAGGAAAACTGAACGGTGGAAAATGGAGCATCCAGTGCCAACCCATTTGGTAGGGCGAATCTCGTCCACGGGTCCGCGGGTGCGAAGCATCTTGTCCATCTGTCGACCTTCAGCGAAGACCGGAGGGGCTTGATGCCAGCGTCCAAAGTAGAGTGCGCCCACCAAAGTCTTGCCGTGTGAGAGTAGACGGTCAATCGTGTGAAGTCCTGCGAACTTCGCGGGGAGGTTTAGGCCGGTGTGATCGTTGAACCACTTTGCATCCCCCCAAGGGATAATCATGTCATCATCGACCATGAGCAACCATTCAAAATCGGAGTTCAAAAGCTGCGTCGCGAGTTTGTTGCGGCTATGCGCGATGAATGCATCGCCGAACCCGAGGCTGATTCCATACTTGCGGCGATCTTGGAGCGCCATCATACAAAAGCTAGTGAGAGGAGATGCCGTTTTATACCAAGGCAATCCAATCAAAACCTTCTTGCCCTCGTGGAGCAGAGCGGGGTTGATTTCCATAGATTATTCCTTAGCGGCTTTGGCGGCGGCGAGGAGAGTGTCCAGCGCGTCATCAGTGGATTGATCGTAGTTGGTCTTGGGAACGGTGCGCTCTGCGGTCGGAACAATCCCGCCAGTCAAACGACCAGTCGAGGAGTTCTTGATCGCCGCCAATTTGGCATTGACTTCCGCGAGCTTCGCGTTAACGGCGGCGATTTCTTTCTTGTGATTATCTACGAGAGCGGCCTTCTCGGTGCGCTCTTGGGCGAGATCAATTTGTCCGCGTCGAAACTGTCCGTAACTGAGAACGAGGATCGCTCGCATCTCGGGAGAATCGTCGGCCTTCGCATCGGCGAGATCTTTGGAGACGTCGGCGACGAGTTTATTGTGGCGTTCGATTTCCGCTTTGACTTCGGGAGTCGCATTGGCGTCGGCAGTCTTCTTGACCATCCAGGGGAGCGCCTTGGGCGTGAGTTCAGTGATCTGTTTTTCCGTGCGGGCTTGACGTTCGGCTGCGGAACCGGTCAACTGAGATTCGCGGGTCTTCAAAAACTCGGTGGAGTTTTTCTTGGCAGCTTCGATCGCAGCTTTTTTCTTGTCGCCGAGGTCTTCGTTCTCTACGATCTTGGCGTCGAGGAAGCGACGAAAATTGCTGGGGAGTTTCGAGGAGACCTTGTCCCAATCGACTTCACCGGGACCGCCCAACGCCTTGACGCGTTCAATGATCGACTTATCGAGTCCAGCGGCTTCCATGCGCGAATAAATTGATTCGGTGTTCGCTGTGATTTTCGCGTCGAAATCTTTGAATGAGGGGTCGGCCTCGACGTCCATTTTCTGACGGAACTCTCGGAGCTCCTTCAGTTCTTTCTCGACTTCTTCATTCGCGGGAGCCGCAGGCTTCACAGCCTTAGCTTCGGCGAGTTCTTTCTTGAGGGCCTCTCGCTCAGTAGCGATCGCGGCCAGCTTGGCGCGGGAGGATGTCTTTAGTTTCTCA